AAGCCTAAACGACACACTAAAACAAGGACACGAGCCTTGAAATGTTACCAAGTGTTTAGCCTATTTTTTATATACATTGTTGTATGTCTGGTGCGACTTTAAAGCACAAACATTGATTAAATGAACGAAACTAAGTAATAATATTTTTTGAGCGTTGGCAAATTGCTGAGGCACGAAGCAAAACAAATACAATGATTAAACTATACAAAGGCGATTGCCTAATTGAAAGTGATAAAATAGAAAGTGGTAGTGTTGATTTAATATTGACCGACTTACCTTATGGAGTAGTGAAAATGAAAGAAAGTGCAGGAAACTATAAGGTTTTGAATACTGCTGAAACTTGGGATAAAGCTATTGAGCCAAAAAGCATTTATGAAATAGCAAACCGAATATTGAGAAAAAATGGGAAAATGATTTTGTTTTCACAAGAGCCGTATACAAGCAGAATGATTACAGAAGCAATACCAAACGTTCCATTTTCTTATCGTGCAGTTTGGGAGAAAAACGATTTTGCTAATAGCCTTGGAGTAAATAAAGCAATGGTTAGTTTTTATGAGGATATTTTGATATTTAGTAAAAATAACCCTAAACACGATTTTGAAGGATTACACCCATTGAGAGAATATTTTTTAACTCAAAAAACCGAAAGCGGATTGAGTAATAGTGAAATTAAAAAGATATTAGGAAACGGAATGGGTGGACATTATTTTACTAATGGAAGTCAGTTTTGTTTGCCGACACTATCTAACTATGAAAAACTACAAACAACTGGATTTTTTAAACGTGATTGGAATGAGTTAAAAAAAATTGATAGCGATTACAGAACTGAATTAATGAGGAAAATAAATGAAGAAAATCCATTTACCTTTAATTTATGGGAAGGAAAAAAATACAAAAGCAACATACTAAAATACAAAAAAGACTATGACGGACACCACCCAACTCAAAAGCCTGTTTTATTGCTTGAAGATTTGATAAAGACATTCAGTAATGAAAATGATTTAGTAGTGGATTTAACAATGGGTTCTGGAAGTACTATGGTAGCTTGTAAAAACACAAACAGAAACGGAATAGGTATTGAAATGAAAGGCGAATATTTTAGTATTGCTGAGAAAAGGGTGGGAAAAAATATTATTACGACTGCTAAGCAAGAAACTTTATTTAATGCACAGACCTAAGCACTTGCATACAACACCAAGATAAGAAGCGTTTTAATGCTTTTTATCGACTGTTGAACCACGTTTTAATGTGGTTTCAAATAATAATAAATAGTTGCAAAAATAATTTCACTTATATAGGCGAATTATTCTTTTACATTTGTGAATATGAATGATTTATATTTAATTGGTGAAGTTGGTTACGAGATTACACTTAAATCCGTAGTAGATTCAGTCGCTAAAAGCGACCAGAAAAAGCCTTTAAACATACATATACATTCGCAAGGAGGTTCTGTTTATGACGGAATTGCAATCTACAATTACCTTAAAAACTTGAAACAAGAAGTGAACACCACGTCAAGTGGCTTAGTTGCTTCTATTGCTTCGATTATCTTTTTAGCAGGAAAAAAAGAAACTAGAACTATTAATTCTAACGACTCTTTTTTAATTCATTTACCAATGGGATTTAATGGTGGCAACGCAAAAGACCTTGAAAAAACAGCTAAAGAACTAAGAGAAATTGAGGGAAAACTAGCAGACATTTACGAAAAAGAAACTAACATAACAAAAGATGAAGCTATTGATTTAATGGCTAAAGATGAAATGTTAGACGTAAATTTCTTAAAAGAAAAAGGTTTTGTAAATGAAATTATTGAGTTTAAAGCAGTAGCAAATTTATACAATAAACAAATGAAACAAGTAACAGAAGAACAAGTAAATTCAATGTTCGCTAAATTTGAAGCAAAATTAAAAAATATTTTCAAATCTAAGCCGACAGCAAAATTAGTTCAAGATGCAAATGGAGTTGAAATAGACTTTACAGACCTTGAAGAAGATGCAACTCCCTCAATTGGAGATGTAGCAACTATTGACGGAGCTAGTGCAGAGGGCGAATATATTTTGCCAGACGGAACTAAAATGATTTTTGTAGGTGGAGAACTTACAGAAATAATTGAGGAAGAAGAACAAACAGATGAAGCTTTAGAAGAAGCTCAAGCTAAAATTGCTCAATTAGAAGAAAACATTGAAACCTTAAAAAACGAAAAAGAAGATTTTCAAAACAATCTGAAAAATATAAAAGCTGAATTTAAAAGCTTTAAAAACGAAGTGTCTTCTACTTTTAAATCTGAAAAGAAAAACAGAAAACAAGGGGAGGAAAAACAAACAAGAACATTAAGAAAAAAATAGATTATGGCATCAAAAATTGACGTATCAGCCTTAACGCTAAACCCACAAGAAGCTACTGAAGTTTCTCAAGCTATCGTTGAACAAACATTTGTTATGAGTGAATTAAACGAAATTCACGAAGTAATGACTGGAATACAAATGAAAGAACAAATCGTATTCGTTGACCAAATGGGTGTTGGTGGAGAAGCTTTGACAAATTGTACTCCAGAAGAACAAGAGGGTTTATCATTAACTCAAAAATACTGGGACCCAGCTTTAATAGCAGGCAGATTAGTTCATTGTCAAAACGACTTGAGCAAATTATTAAAATTGTTCCAAAAAGCACAAAAAGCAAATCCAGACTATTTTGACAAAGAGGGTAGTCAAGAATTAGGTATGTTAGCAACAGCAGTTACTGAAAGCATCAAAGTTTCTGTAAACGCTAAAGTTTGGTATTCAGATACTGGAGCAGATACTTTTGCAGACGGTGGAGTGTTTACTAATGGAACTAACTTAGGTTTATTCAATCAGTTTGACGGACTTTGGAAACAAATTTTCGCAGACGGAAACATTCCTAGATATACGATTTCGGAAAATGCTGGTGCTAGTTACACTGCTCAAGCTTTAGCGAGTGGAAAAGGTTTAACAACCTTAAAATCTATCTACAACAATTCAGATGCAAGATTATTAGGAAATCCAGATGCTCAATTTGTAGTAACTCGTTCAATTTACGATAACTATTTAGATAGTTTAGAAAATATCGAGAATACTGGAGGAAACATCGTTGTAACTCAAGAGGGAAAAAGAGAATTGTTTTACAGAGGTTATAAGGTTGTAATGCAGAACGAATGGGATAGATTACAAAACTTATACCAAAACAATGGTACTAAAGTAAATTTACCTCACAGAGCAATTCTTACGGTTAAGTCAAATATTCCAATAGGGACTTTATCAGAAGAAGATTTACAAACTCTTGAATCTTGGTACGAGAAAAAAGACAAGTCAAACTATGTAGATTACGCATACTTTTTAGACGCTAAACATTTAGAGTCTTACATGAGTTCAGTAGCTTACTAAAAAAAATAAAATTATGGCATTAAATTGCGAAGACAAATTATCGGCTGACATTCAAAGGGATTGTAGCAACAAGCCTATTGGAGGTGTTGAAGTAAATGTTGTTTTAATACCTTTTACAGATATTAACAAAGTATCTTCAACAATTTCGGCAACAAATAAACTTTTAATTACCGACTTAGCAACAAGCACTGGGACTTCTGGTTACTTCATAGAGGGAGTTAAGCAAGCCCAAGGTGCAATGTTTGAATTGGTTAAAAAAGAAGACTCTTTTGATGCTTATAAACATTCATTTTCTGGAGTTGTTTTAAATCCCTCAGTAGCAAATAAATTAGAAGTTTCTAAAATTGCTAGTGGAGAGAGGTATGTTGCAGTTGTTGAGAAAAAATGGAAAGGAGCAGACAGCGATGAGGCTTTTGAAGTTTTAGGATGGGATAGTGGTTTGGTTATTTCTGAAATGACATGGAACACAAAAGAGTCTGACGGAATTATAAAGTTTGTACTTTCAAACGAGGATGGTTACGAAGAACCAGAAATGACTAGAACTCTTTTAGAAACAGATTACGCAACAACAAAAACATCATTCGATAATAAGTTTGCAACAGCGTAAACCCTTATGAGTGAGGAGTTTTTAAAATATGGCAAAAAAACCGTCTTTGGAGATTTATCTAAAGACGGTTTACTTTTTAGGTTTTTATCGGAATATAATGCTATATTTGGAGAAAAGAAACATAACCTTAGTTGTTCTAGTTGCCGAGAGAAAATTTGGAATAACTACTTAAATTTATTTAAAATGAAAAAATCAAATACGGACTACATACTTAAAGCAAAGTACAATGGAATACAAGACGGTTTTAGTGGGCAACCTTTAAGAAATGGAGAGATTACAAAATCTCAAGCATTAAAGCTAATTAAAAACCACCCAAAAGGAGAAGATTTATTTGACTTTATACCAGAAAATGTATCGGAAGACTTAAAAGAAAAAAAAGCACCTAAAAGCAAGGTGGAAAAAGCTAAAACAGTAAAAAGCGTTAAAACTAAGAAATAATGTTAGGAGGCTTCAAATCAACTATTATTGAAATTTATAAAAAGGTCGTAGAGTACGATAAAAATCTTGGCATAATTAAAAATGGCGAAGATAATTTGTATCCAGAAAGGGCAGACCGTTTTATTAATAATTCAGTAACAGCAAAAACATGTGCTAAAATAATGGCTTCATATTTAGCTGGAAAAGGTTGGGGGACTGCTGACACTATTTTAACCAATAAAGCAAAGGGAACTAGCTTACGTAAGTTTTCGGACAATATTGCTACTTCATTAGCCAAGCAAAGAGGTGTTTTTATTCATGTAAACTACAATGCAAATTTCAAACCCTCAAGCTATGAGGTTTTACCTTATACGTCTTGTCGATTAGGAAAAAAAGACGATAACAAGTATAATGGTAAAATTGGAGTCTGTTATGATTACGAGAAAAAAATAAAAAATACAGACATAACTTATATTGACGTATTCAATCCAATAAAAGAAATTGTAAAGGCTCAAATTGAAAATAGCAAAGGGGAAACATTTGTTGAAAAGCTAAAAAACTATAAAGGTCAAATTCTTTATGTAAATATTGATGACGAATACGTTTACGCTTTAAGTCAAATAGATGCAGTAATGAATGATTGTGATTCAGAAGCTCAAGCATCTATTTACAAAAACAAATCTTTAAGAAAAGGTTTTTTCGGCAAAACATTAATAGTAACAAAGCCTTTATCTGGAAGTTTAGAAGATTATCCAGACGAAAAAGAATGGGCATTAGCTGAATCTGAAAGAAAAAATTTTAAAGAAACAATACAAAAATTTATTGGAGCTGAAAATGTTGGAGATGCGTTACATTTAGAGCTTCAATACGAAGACGAAGCTGGTATTGACAAAGCTATTTTATTTAAAGATATTTCAAGCAATATTGACGATAAAATATTTAGTTATACCGAAGAAAGTGTTTTTAAAAATATTTTAATGGCTTTTAATTCAATACCTCCAGCAATAGTTAGACCAGAAAATAGCGTTTTTTCGGCAAGTGGAGAAAGTATAAAAGCTATGCAAGTAGTTTACCAAGACAACACCGAATCTGAAAGGTCGGTTTTGATACAAACTGTAAAAAAACTTATGGATTTATTTTTAGAGAATAAGACAGAATTAAATCTAATACCATTAATTGAAGATGACACTATTAGTAGAACTTAACGACTTTAACGATAACCATAGAACTATAAGCCAGTCCTTGTATAATAACGGAAACTTAAACCAGCATATATCAGATGCTCAATTTGTTGATGTTCAAAAATTAATGGGAATTGATTTCTTTAACGATATGTTAAGAAATAGCACGGACACTAAATACTCTAAATTACTAGATAAATCAGATTACAATTACAAAGGCAAAACATATACAAACGTAGGTTTAAAGTCGGTAATTGTTTTTTACGCTTACTCAAGATATTTAATGTTTGGTTCTAATGTTCAAACTCCTTTTGGCTTAGTGCAAAAACAAGGCAACAATAGTCAAGAGATTAGTTTTGCCGAGAAAAAAATGATGTCAAAAATGAATGAGCAAACAGCCTATAATTACTGGGAAAATGTTCGTTTATTTATTGAAAGAAATAAAGAAGATTACCCTCTATGGAAAGACAACTGCATAGTTCAACATCAATCATTTAGAATTTCAAAAATAAGTCGTGATGAACGTAAAAATAGAGAGGATTGGAGATTCAATACAGATAACTAATAGCATTGGAGATGTTTTGTTGTGCCAAAATATTAATGATGTTTGGTATTCAGAGCAAAGCCTTAAAAGAGGTGTTATTCAGCTTTATGACTCAAATTCGTTTAGGTCAGATGTTGCAAATTACAACAGCTACTTCTTATCAGAAGCAGTTAATGAAAATGATGTAGAGTTTACAGAGGAAACTTTTAGAGATTTTGTTTTTAATAATTTAGGATATACATCTTGTTAAAATGGCAGTTAAAATTCAAATAATAGGTAGTGCTTTAGTTTGTACGAATACGGTTTCAAATGAAGTTATAATTTCTCAACCAGCAAAAGATATTTGGTATAAGGAAAATAGACTTCAAGAAAATAAAAGAATTTCATTTTACGATTCAAACGGAGTAAGAGGTTCTGGTGTTTATACGGAAGAAATACCTTTTATAGAGCTTAAAGACGCAGTTGATGAAAATTTAATTGCTTTTGACGAGTTAAGCTTTAGAGAATTTGCAATAAACAATTTGTCAATAAATTTAGGTTGCAAAAAAGGTTGGGCAAGATACGATGACGGAACTTACACTTTAGAAAATAAACTCAACTTAACAATTGATAATGAAATCGTTATTCCAAACGATGCGAGTAATATCATAAAAAGCAAAAGTCAATTAGAGTATTACGATGCTAGTTCTTTAAAAGTTTTAGCAGACAGAAAAAACGATTTATATTTAATGACTTTGGTTTTTGCATGTTCAAGTTCAAATGCAAATCAAACTTACTTAGAGATTAATTTTGAAGGTCAAAACGGAACTCCTTATGATAGAATAGCCGATACAATTTCATTTCCAAAAGGAAACGATGTGACTCACGATTATCATCAAATTTTTCAGTATTACGCAGATGCTAGTTTTGTAGAAAATGGAAGTCAATGGAAAATAACCTCTAAAGGAGGAAGCTCTAGTATTTGGAACATTATATATTTCATTTCTAAAATTCAATCAAATTGAAAACAAAACTTTTACTTTACGCATTCTCTTTTGGAGCTATTGGTTCTGAAATAATAAGCACTTTTATAGATGCACAGCATCAGTTTTTATCTATATTTATGGTAGTAATACTAGATGCTATTTTTGGAATAGCGAAAGCTTTTAAAATGGATAATTTTGAAACCAGAAAAACTTTTAAAGCAGTTTATATGTTAGTGGGTTTTTGGCTTCTTTTAGGAACTGTTTTGACTATTGAAAAAGGGTTTCCTTTTGCTAGTTTTTTGTCAGAAGCTATTTTATTACCTATATTGTTGTTTCAATTAATTTCTACTTTAAAGAATATGCAGTTGTTAGGATTGATAAACAATGAAACTTTAAATAATATTTTATCAAAAATAGATAAACATAAAAAATAATGAAACTTAGCGAAAAACAAATTATATTTAGTAGAAACATATCTAAGTTAATTAATCATGCAGAAAAATTAGAAATAGGCTTAACTTTTGGAGAAGCTTACAGAACTCAAAGCCAAGTTTTATTGTACTTTTTTGGCTTTAAAATCAAAAAGGGTGGAATTCTAGGTATAAAGTTAGTTAAAGGCAAGAAGCTATCTAAAACACTATTTAGTAAACACTCTAAAAGACTTGCTGTTGACTTCAATTTTTTTATTAATGGAAAACTAACATACAATAAACATAAACTTGCCGAGCTGGGTTCTTTTTGGGAAAGTCTTCATCCTAGCAATAGGTGGGGAGGTAATTTTAAAAGCTTTACAGACACCCCTCACTTTGAAATGAACGAATAATGAGAAAGTTTGTAGGTTTTTTTATTTTAATAATATTTTTTAATTGCAAAGCAAAAAAAACAGTAACCGAATACAAAGAGGTTATAAGAATTGATACTTTAAAAATTATCAAAGAACGAGAAATCGTAAAAAGATTTACAGACACTCTAAACATTGAAAGTCCTTGTGATTCAGTTACTGGTAAATTAAAGCCATTTAAACAAGTTGTATCTACAAGTCATGGCAAAGTATCAATCCAATCAAATAATGGAAATATAACTGCAATAACTGACTTAAAAGAGCAAGTAAACGAAAAGGTTAAAAGCAGTAAAATATCTGTAAAAGATAAAACTACTTTAAAATCTAAAAAAACAGTAATTTACAGAACTCCTTTTTGGGCATGGTTAATGATGCCTTTATTATTTTTTGTAGGATATATAGTTTCAAAATTTTATTAAAAAAAAACTTTTTTTTTGCTTATAATTAAAATATATACACTATATTTACATAACAGAAATTAATAAATTTAAATTAAATTATCATGACACTACCAAAGTACAAGCAAAATCTAAAAATTGAAAACGAGAAAGTAATTAGTTACGTAACCCATGTTGCAACAATAAAAGGTAATGAATTACATCAACTAGGTTATTGGTCAATGACTACTCAAAAGCATATAAATTATGTAGCAAAATATTACAAACTTAACTTAATTAAAAACTAAATTATCATGACTTTAAAAGAAAAATTACAACCAAAAGTTTTACAAGTATTGCAAGAAGCTTCAGTAGATTATCCAAACGCAATTAAGTCTGTATTTGAAGAATTGGAAAATGAATCATATTTAATTGATTTAAGATTTGGAACAGTATATGCAATTTTAACTTTTATAGAAAAAGACTATTCAAATGAAGAGATGCAATCAATGGTAACAAACCCTTATAACTTATTTTTATGAAAAAACTAAAAGATATATTTCAATATTTATTATTCGGAATTACGGCAATGACAGTATTTTATGTTTGGTATTTAATTTTAGTAGAAGTTATTAAATTAATATTTGCATTTTTAGGACTAATTTTTAACATTTAAAATAATGGCGACAGACAAAGTATGGAGGTTTAAAGACCTCAAAACAAAACGTGAAGCACTTTACGGAAACGTAAGAGAGCTTTCAAAAAGCGAAACAATAATTGTTGACAATGTAATAATTTCTGAATACAAATTAAGGAGATTACTTGAGCAAGGTCAATATATTGACGAAAAAATATCAATTAAAAAAATGAATGTTCAACGTAGTAAATTTAAAAAATCATGACAGAGTTAGAAAAAAAATTAAGAAGACCTTTAAAAACAAGTGAAATTGATTTCAGAATACAATCAATAAACGCAGGAAAATACGCAACAATTTTAGCCTACAAAGATGCAAGAGCAGACATGAATAGACTTGACGAAGTGTTTGGCGTTTTTGGCTGGAAGCGTGAGCATTCTAGAGATAATAAAAATTGCATAGTATCGGTTTACGACGAAAGAAACGAGCATTGGATTTCAAAAGAAGATACTGGAACCGTAAGCAATACCGAAGCTGAAAAAGGATTGGCATCGGATAGCTTTAAAAGAGCTTGTTTTAATATTGGAATAGGTAGAGAGCTTTACGATTACCCTTTAATTTCAATAAAACTAAATGACGACGAAGTCCAAACATTTAACGGAAAACTAAGAGCTAGTTTTAAATTAAATTTAAGAAGCTGGAAATGGGAGTCTAGCTTTGACGAGGATTTTAATATTGTTAAATTAATAGGATATGATTCAAATGGCAAAAAAAGATATTCTTGGGAAAAAGGCGAAACGGAAAAAAAACAAAATATTCCCGAAGCTAAAAAAACAAGTGATTTAAAGTCGAATTTTTCATTTGAAGAAATAAAAATTATAGCATTGAAAGTAATGGCTTGTAAAGACGTATCGGAATTAGAAGAACTTTACAATTCAGATGTTAGGATAAAAACCAACAAATATCTTTGTGGAGAAATAACCAAAAGAAAATCAGAATTATAATGGTAGGACTAATAGATTTTGATAGCATACTATATAAAAGCGTTTATAGGGTTGTAAGCTATTCTCAAATAAAAACAGCTTTAATAAAATACGGAAAAGAAGATGCTAAACTTTGGCTTAACCAAACCGTTTTGGAAGAGTCCATTAATCGTACCGAAAATATAATGCTAGAAATACAAGAATATTTACAAAGTATTTTTGATAAAGAAATAACTTGTTGGGAAACATATATAACAACTTGCTCAAAAAACTTTAGAAAAAAAATAAGCAAAGATTATAAGAAAAATAGAAAAAAGAATAATTACGTTTGGATGATAAGGAATTACTACATGAATAACGGTTCTTTTTATTCTAACACTCTTGAAGCAGACGATTTAATTGCAGATAGAGTAGAGGAGCTTGGTAGAGAAAATTGTGTAATAATATCAATAGACAAGGACATGAAAACCGTAGGTGGTTATTATTGGTCTTATATGAAAGGCAAGTTAAAAGACGAAAACGGAAAGTATTTAGTAGTGAACCCAGAAACTGGAGAAATTATAGATTTATCACAAGACAACTATAAATTAGTTAGAGATGAAAACAAGAATTACAACGTTTACTGTTCCGAAGAAATAGTTGCCGAAAATGTAGTTTTTCAAAAAGGTTATTTGCATAACAAAGTTCAATTTATAACTAAAGAGGAAGCAGAACTAAACTTTTACTCACAAATGCTAATAGGGGACACCTCTGACAATATAAAAGGGATTGAGGGTATTGGTATGGTAAGAGCTAAAAGATTGCTAGAATCCTCCAAAAATCTATTCATATCAACAGCAAGGGAATACATTAAAAGAGGTTTGAAAAAACAATTTATAACTAATAGAGAATTATTAAAAATAGGAACACATGGAAGATAGCAGTTTAGCCGAAATTATTAAAATTGAAATACCAAGAATTTTAAATACAATTAAAAGAAAAGAGATTGTAATTGTTAATGAAGTTGCAACCAAAATACTATTAATTCAAAGCATCAAAAGTACATTGTCTTTAATTATAAACCTAAGAGAAAAAACGGCTTTAACTAATGAGCAGATTTCTTTTAAAGAATTTAGGGAGTGTATGGGAGGTATGTTAATTGAGTATTCTTACTTAATAATGACTGTAAACAATTACCAAATAAGTTTTGATTTATTTCAAACAATTTATGAAGAAGATGTTTCGAAAATGGCAAAACGCTTTTACGAAAACCCAAGTAAAAGTAAACTTGCCATAGATTTGCATGATTTAATTTCTGATGAAATGATATCTATTTCAGAAATAGCTTTTAGTCTTTAAAAAAAGTTCGGCAAAAGCTTGTCGAATTAAAATATAGTAACTATATTTGCGTATCGAAAATAAGTAAATTAAATTAAATTATCATGAGAGAAGCTACAATTCAAGTACCAACACCAAGAAAAAACTTAAAATTTAGTCAGTTAGAAATTAACGAATATCCAGCAAAGGTTTTTATACAAGATAGTTCTGGAGTTATCATTGCAGATATTGTAATTTCTAAAAACGAAAATAATTTTCACGTTTCAGATTTTAGCAGTTCGAATACTAAAATACATAAATACATAAAAAGGCATTTCATTGACACAGAAACAACTTTTGATTTATTGGAATTTGACTCAAAGTTTAGAGAAATGCACAGACGTATTAAACCATTTGTAAAACAAGAAATAAAAAACAAATTACCAAAAGAAATCGAAATGCCAAAAAAATTAGAAACACCGAACAAGGAAGCTAAAATAGTTAAAATTGAAAGACCAAAAGCAGTAGGCTTAGAGGGACAGCTTCAAGACATAGTATTTAATGTTTTAGAAAGTGATTTTACTACTCAAACCTTACAAAATAAAATGGTTCAACTAGGACTTGAGCCAAATAGAACAGAAATAGTAGTTAAGAAATTAGACGGAATAAAAAAGAACGTAGGAGTACAACATAAAGATTTTAAAACAATATTGCAGTGTATTTCGGCAAAAGTAAACATAGCTTTAGTTGGTCCGGCTGGAAGCGGAAAAACAACAACTGTAAGTCAAGTTGCAAAGTCTTTAGATTTGCCTTTTTACTCAAAATCAGTTTCGGCTCAAACTGGAGTCCATGAGTTTTTCGGATACCAAGACGCAAACGGAAACTATGTTAGAACGCTATTTAGAGAAGCTTACGAAAACGGAGGGGTATTTTTATTAGACGAGTTTGACGCAGGAAACCCAAACGTACTCGCAAGTATGAATCAGGCAACAGCAAACGGACATTGTGCATTTGCAGACGGAATGGTTGCTAAGCACGAAGATTTTGTTGTAGTAATGGCTGGAAACACATTCGGACATGGAGCAACCAAAGAATATGTAGGTAGAAACAAAATTGACTCAGCTACTTTAGATAGATTTGCTTTTGTAAATTTTGGTTATGACGAAGATATGGAAATGAGTTTAGCAAATAATAAAGATTGGTGCAAAGAGGTGCAAGCTATAAGAAAAAAAGTTGCAGACAAAAAGATTAAAACAATCGTAAGTCCTAGAGCTACTTTTGAGGGAGAAAAAATGCTAATGGTAGGTATGACAAAATCAAAAGTTTTAGAATTAATAATCTACAAAGGCTTAAATGAAGCTGAAAGAAAATTGTTATCATAAAAAATAAATAGTCGATGTATTTGTGTAATTAAAATATATCGACTATATTTGAAAAAACTAAATTAAATTATCATGAATGTAATCGAGGACAACTCAAAAATTAAAATTACACAAGGCACTTATAGAGAATTTGTAGATTTTTCTAAAAACAGAAAAAGAAGCAAAAAAAGCCTATCTTCAAACCACCACTCAAGCAGAAATGGTTCTAAAGGTTTTGCTGGAACATCTTCTTTTGAGGAAGCTTTAGAATTAGCAAACAAAGGTTGGGATGCAGGCATAGAGCAGTTAGAACTTGAGGACGGACTTCTAGTTGAAGGAAACGGAATGGAGGTAAAAGAAAATGTTTGTGGCTCTTTAGTTAATATTGGAAACTACGTTCAAGGACTTCCGAACAACATGTATGAATTTTCAGAGCTAAGAGAATACAATTTAGAACCCTTAACATTTTATGTGTCATTAAATTATTCATTCGCAAATAACTTAAAAAAAATATCAAAATTCACTAAGTCAATTATTAATATAATTAACACTTACCAAGCAAAGCATGATATTAGAATAGTAGGTTATTTTGATTTGGATTTTGGTGTAAGAAGTGTTACAGAAGTTTTAATAAAAGACTTCGGAGAAAGGTTTGTAATAAATAACATAGCTTACGCTTTTCATTCTTCTTTTTTTAGAAGATTATGGTTTTCTGTAATTGAAGCAGAGGAATTTATATATAGTGGTTATGGCAGACAAACGTCTGAAACACTTGTAAATCAAAGAGTTTTAAAACAGATAAAAAAATCAAACGAGAAAGCAATCATATTGCCTAGACTAGATGACTTAGGTAGTGGAATTTTTGACGAAAATCAAATTATAAAACATGGTTAAATTTAAACAAAGAAAAGTAAACAAAATAACTCGCATAGAAGTTGAAAGCGAGTTACTAGAATTAAACCCTCTTTTGAACTTACCAATTAGAAAAGGGAAATTTAGGTCAAAACATATATGTAAAAGACCAACAATAAATGAATGGTATAAAAAAATATATTAAATTAAATTAAAACAAAATGAAAAAACAGCAAAAAACAGATGTAAAATGGAGTGAATTTATTATTAATCTTTACGTTAAAATTAAGGAAAACGGAAGATTTAATTTAACAGACTTCGTAAGAGAAAAAAAAGTTTCTGGAGCTTTAATAGTTGTATTGAAAAAAAATAAGTTTATCAAAAATTACGGAAGTTCAAAAAAACCAAATTGGAAATGGGTAAGAGATTTTCCGTCAGAAAACATA